GAAAGAGATATTCAAATAATTGAAACTGTTGATAAGGATGATATTATAAACGCATTAGCACCTATTACTACATTGGATAAATTTATTGACAATTCTACCATAGATGTAAGAGTTAATAAAAAAAGTAAGGTCTATACAGTTACTACTGAAGAGCAAGATTGGAACCTATATGAAGACTTTTTAGGAGTTTCCGGTAATGATAGAGCAGTTGCAAAAATTTCAAGCCCCGGAAATTTTGGGGGTAAAATAGACTTAAATACCGGTAGACATATTGAAGAAGTAGAAGAAGGTTTTTCTGTTGAAGTTATTAGAGAAATGTTAAAGCCGTCAGGAGTTAATGAAAAATTATTTGTCAATGTTAAAGATTCTATAAACTCTATACTTGATGATAAAGATGTTATTTTAAGATATTATAATTTAGTTTCGACTGAGGGTGATATTGACGATGAAAAAATTGATGATACTATTAGTAATTTAGAAAACTACATTGGTGAACTAAGTGAAGATGAATTATTAAATTTATTAAAGACTTATAATAGTGAAGAATCGGAAACCCTAAATACATTATTAAGACCTTTTAATACATTAATGAAAACAGTCAATAACACATTTAACGACCACACAGAAAATGTGAGAGAGGCAGATGAAGAACAAATTAGAAGCGATAAAGAAGCAGATAAAAGGGGAGAAGAAATTAAAGTAGAACCTGAAACACAGGAAAATAGATTAGACATTCAAACCAATACTGCCATTAAAACATTTAGAAATTTCTTAGACGCTTATGAAAAAACATTTAGAAAGTTAAATAATTATAGACCCGTAGAAGATTCTATGGAAGATATACAAACCTCTATGGATGAATTTTTGGCTACACCCGCAGGTCTACCATTTAAAGAAACATATGTAAATGTTTTAGATGGCAAAGAGTTAAACGAGTTAAACAGACCAGCAGTTCTACAAAGACTTGAAGAATATTACAGTCTCGGTGAATCTAAATTAGAAGAAGGTAAAGAAAAACTTGTTGAATCATTTATTAAAGATGATATAATGCAGACGCATAAATTAGTCGATATATTTACAAACATAATTACAAATAAAGAAACAAACCCTAAGCGATGGACACAGATGGCAAAATATACTTCGGCAGGTAAAATACAATTTAGATTTATTATCACAGTATCGGATAGCGGTAATTCGGACCACCGAGCCGAAATAATTTATAATCAAGAATTTCAAATTAAACCTGTATTATCGGACACTTCAAGAATACAATTTACTAATCGAAAACAACAAGCCGCCGCTTCTATTGATAGAAGAGGTGGGCAAAAAAGTATGACCGCACTCGGAAGAGAAATTAAAGAAAACGGGTTCGGAATAGACAGGAACAGGAAAGAGTTTATAGATAAGATAGTAGAAAGACTACAACAGTTGGAGATGGTGATTTAATGGTTAAGATGATGACACCTTCGGATTCCGGTCTAAATGTAGTTAATTACACATTAGGTAACGGTGCTTATACAACTGCTGTAAAGGTAGCCGCACTATTAGGTATTGCAGATTTTTCCTCCTCTACTTCTCCTACTTTATCCGAAGTCGGAGATTTGATGAGAAGGTCCGAAGATTTTATTGACGAATTTACAAATGCTTCATGGAGAGATAATTTAGTGGAAAACGAATTTCACGACTTTATGAGAAGTAATAATTATAATTATTTTTACGAAGACTACATCGGGAAGATTAGACTTCATCACGAAAATACTCGTAAAATTTTACGAATTGCTATTTGGGATGGCTCGACATATACAGACATAGCATCCGTAGTAGCAACATTAACAATAGATGATTACACCAATCTTACATCTATCGTTCTTACAGGTGGGGGATTAACTTGGACCCTATCTCCGGACAGTTCCGGAATAACCGATAATGATAAGTTTAACAAGGCTTACGGGCAAAGAACTACTGCACAGGAAATTTGCTATCTTATCAATGAACAAGTGCCTACTATTACCGCACCTTTTACAGGTGGAACTGGTAAAAAGGTTTTACAAGATGGAACCGACACATATAATATATCCGATTTCTTTTATGCTAATTTAGAAGAAGACGAAACGATTACAATTGTTTCTTTACTCCCCGGTTCGGATGGTTCTAATTGCACACTCGCAGTTAATGGGGGAACTAATTCTCGCACTCAATTTACAAATAAAGAAGACTATGACCGTAATGCGGCATGGTGGGATATGAAAGATACGGGAGATATTTTTTTCCGTAGCGAGTTTCCTACACACCATAAGCATTCAGTAAAAATCACATATACATGTGGGCAGACTCGCATTCCTGCCATTATTGAAGATGCGGCTACAAAACTTACTGCTTGTGAACTTATTACAAGTGATGATTCTTATGTATTATTAGGAAATGATTCTAGTAATGGTATAGATTTAAAAAGTAAATACGATTCCTATAAAGCAGATGTGGACAAAATTTTACGCATGAAACGCCGAGTGGTTTATTATTTGGATAGTGATTGATATGTGGGAAGAAATATTAAAGGGAAGTAGTAGAGTAAATTACCCTATATACAGACAAAAAGTATATGAGGGTATTAGTAATTATATAGAAAATAGCCCATTGGAAAGAGTGACTATTCGTGATATTGAAGGAGATAGAAAAAAAATTATTCAATACATGAGAAATGAGTGGTCCGAGGTTGAAGACGGAAGATTAGCGGGTTTTGCTCAATTTCTTAGTCATAAATTTACAGGTCAAATCAAACCTGTAATTAATAAATTAGTTAGAGATGGAAAACTTGGAGAACTTGGTAGAGTATCTAAAGTAACCACATATGAAATTATCAAAGCAAAGGATTACGGTAAAGTAAAACCTAATAAAATAAGTTCGCAAATGGAAGAAGACATAGAAGAAGTTGTAGCCGATAACGAGTTTGAAAATAACCCTACTCTTTCGGACAAAATTAAACATATTTTAATGCAAACTCCTGAAGGAAAACAGCCAAAAAACAAAGAAGATATAAAAGAGTTTAATAGAAGATTTCCCGGTATTAAGACAAACATAGTTATTGAAGATGATGATGATATAGAAGATATGGATTCTGGTTGCGGTTGTGGTTGCGATGGTAAAGAAGTCACTAAGGCTAAAGTTCCTGCTGTAAGAAACGCACAATATAATGCTTATGTTAAATTTATTAAAAAGGTATTGAAAGATGAAGGCGGTGCGGCAGGAATGCAAAACTTTATTGATGCAGGAAATAAAATAGACGGGTTTAAAGAAAAAACATTAAAGTATGTTATTAGTGATGCAATAGACCATGATAATTGGTTGGCAGAACACGAGTTTGGTGACTATTATTTATACGAGGGAACGGAGTGATTTTATGGGATGGGAAGATATTCTAAAAAGAAAGTCTGGTAGATGCACTAAAAGAACAGGCAAAACATCTTCTAATCGAAAAGGCAAGAAATGGATGGCTTGTGTTCCCGCAGGTAAAAAGGGAAAATACAAGAGAGTTCATTGGGGTCAAGCAGGAGTTAAGGTCACGGGAAAGAGTGGAAATACTAAGCGTAAAAAATCCTTTAACGCAAGGCATAAATGTAGCACTTGCACAGGTTCGGATTATTCAGCCCGTTGTATGGCTTGTAAGGATTGGTGATTAAAATGTGGTCGGATATTCTCAAATCTACGCAGACAGCCAAACTTAAAGGAAGTATTATTAGAAATTTACTTCTTGAATATGTAGAAGAAACGGATTATCAAAATGAATATATAATTGAAGATGTAGTAGATAGTATATATAGTGAATATAGAACAAGGCATAAAGCACAATTTCCGGATGCCGGGTTATCGAATTTAAGAATTATGAAAAGAAAATTAACAAGGTTTTTTGGTAAATATTTTCCTGAAGGATATGAAAGAATAATAGACGGTAAACAAAGTAAAAAAATGATTAAATTAGACCAACGAAATAATCTTGAAAAATCAAAGCCAAAGGTTAAAGGAGACATTTTTAGAAGATTGCTTCTTGAACATGTGGAAAAAACGGGCTACCAAGATGTATATGACATAGATGATGTAATAGAAAGTATTTATGAGGAATATATAAAAGAATATAAAATTTTAGAACCGGGTAGACCTGCACCAAAATCGTATAAACATAAAAGGCTTATGCGTTCTTTTATAAATAGAGGATATTTTCCACAACAATATATAAGAAATATAGACACAATGGTTAAAAGAAATCTAAATTCTGATGATATAGACATTGAGAAAATTCGCACTCGAAGAGGAGACAGATTAAAACTTAAAGATTGGGAGACATTTAAAAGGGATTTAAGAGCAGGTCTTAATACCATTGTCCCAAGAGATATTTATGGTCGTAAATCATCAGTAAGAATAGTTGATGGGGATTTTGTAGATAATAAGGCTACTCTCAATGTTTCTTTTAGGTCTTTACAAACAGATAGAAGATATATCTTTATTAATTTTGTAGAAGAAGAAGGAGACTATTACTTTACCACAATTGAAGGTAATGTTCAAATATTTGACGATGAGGTAATACAAACTGAAGCCCAATTAAGAGAACGAGTTATAGACTTAGTAGAAGAATTTTATGTTGAAGAAAAAAGAGAATATGATTTAAGGGAAAAAGAAGAAGGCGAACTTACAGAAGAAGAAAATATTCGTCAATTAGAAGCCGCTAATCCTGATTCTTACTGGGATAGAGAAAGGGCGATGTTGGTTCCTAAAGAAAAACCACCTGAAGAACAAGAATCGAGGAATTTAAATTTAGAAGAAGCGGCTAAATTAGGTGCTAAGGCAAAAGAAAAGGCAGATAAATTAAAAGATTTACTTGCTGAAAGAAAAAGAAAAAAAACTTCTATGTCAAACATTAAACCTCAAAGAGGAAAGCGGGGTCGTAAAGATGTTCCGTAAAATTTTAGAAAAAATGCGTTTAGTTCAACTTGATATGGAAAGTATTTTAGAAACTGTTGTTCAGCAAAATGAGGATATACAGGATTACACTGAAAGAACTTTGGGTGAGAAAATGAGCGACGAGATAATGGAACAGGTTATCGAGCAAGAAGTTGTTCAAGTTATTCAAAGAAGAATTGAGGAGGCGTTTGAATGAAGTGGTGGGATATTCTTAAAATAGAACCGAAGGATAATCCACTATCGGATGATTTTGAACCGCCGAAAATCCCACCAATAGATAGAATAAAATTACACCCAAAACTTATTTCTTCTTCCTATTCTAATATAAAACCGCGTAGATTATTAGACAACTTTCCTATTGCCAAAAAATTATTTGAAATAAGAAAAAGCGACTATGATAATAATATTTTAAGAATAGAAAACGATTATTGGATTTATGATAACTCGTATTTTGCCTTAGCGTTTAATACTCAATTTGATGAATCAATAATTAAAGAACATGATTTAAAATCAACTGTTGGAGATATAGATTTATTTTTAGATGCCATACTTGAATTTTTCTTGACTATTGATTCTAATTACCAAAAAAGAACCGAGGCAATAAAGACATATGCAACTGCTATTTATAATTTTATAGTTATAGAATATGCGGGTTCTACAAGTGAAAAATCAGTTATTGAAGGAACTGTTGATGAGGCTATGAGAATTTTAGAATCATTTGAAGGTAAAGTGCAACCAATAGAAATAGTTATACAAGAAACCATAGATGATATAAAAGAAGGAAATACAGAAATAGATTGGGAAACTTTATCCGAGTTATATATTACGGATATTGATACTTACTATGACCATTTATACAATCTACAAGACGATGAAGGGGCAAGAGGAATATTTATGAATCCTGAAGACTATGTAGAATTAAGAACAGAAGAAGAATTAAGGAGGCGAAGAAACCGTGGATGAAGTCACATATTTAGTCACATTGCTTGATGAATATTGGGAAACTGCTTTAGCCGCATTAGGTAGTGCTATCCCCGCAATTCATAGAGTTAAACCACAGATTATGGATATACGAGATATGAGTTCTACTCGTAATGATTCAAAACCGGGAAGAGGTGGTAATAGAGTAAGAATTAGTGCCGCACGAGAAACTGCTGGAGATAATTCTACACCTTCTTTAGATGTTATTGCAGTAATGCAAAACTCTCAAACCATTGAATATCCTACTCGTGATTGGTCTGTAAGAAACGAAACTCACGAAATGTCAATTACGATTAGAACAAAACAAGACGATAGACGAACTAATGATAATGCGAGAGTTGCGCCTTCGGGTTCTACTTTTGGTAGAGATAGAATAGAAAACCTTTATAAGATAGTGCGATACATCATTGAAACAAACCGGAGGGGCTGGTTCCGAAGTGCAGGAAGTTTAGAAGAAAACATTAAACATCTTATACTTGGAAGCCGAACTGACGCTAATGACAAAAAATCAAGAATATTTGGATATAGAATAAATGTGACTATGAAAAGATTCGCCAACAGTTTGTAATAAAAGGTGATTAAAAATGGTAAGTAATGAAGTTTGGATGGACAGCGGGGCGATGGTATCTATGATACCTGAACAAGATATATTTTTAGGAACATTTGCGAGTGGGGTAAATTCTGATACATCTACTGGGGCAATTGCTTCTGCTACTGTTAAAACGGCGGGAACTCAAGTTTTAGCAAGTCAAACAACAATTGATAGTGCTGGTATTGTTGCTGGACAACCTACAACAGGAACAGGTGGAGAATTACTTTTAACCCTTTCAGCGCATACAACAGTTTTAACTTTTATAGATGCTACTGCCACTAATTACGAAGATGGTGTCGGTCCTGCTGGTCAAGATGGTTTTTTTACTCTTTCAATTGCAGGTGTTGATGGAACAGAAACAGTTGCAGTTATTTTAAATGACGACAATGTATCGCCTAAAGCCACAGGCGCAGATAGAGATATTACAGTTTCTTCCCCAATTGCTTCGGGAACCTCTGGAAGTCAAATTGCAGAAATGGTTCTTCAAGCCCTAAGTGGTGAAGATGTTTCAGTTTCAAGAACATTAGGTGTTCTTACTATTACAAATACCGTAGGTGGTTTTGTTGCAGATACAACAGAAGATGTTAACGGTGGTGTAACCGTAACTTCAAATACTGTTGGTGGCGCAGTTACAGCCGCCACAGTTGTAGCCGGAGGTAGTGCTTATAATATTACTTCTGTTGGAGATGAAGTGACATTTACTTCATCGGGAACAGACCCTGTTATTGAAATTGCTCTTGTAGAAGTTCCTTCTACTAACGCAGTTTTTACTCTTAACCCTTCTTTTACAGGAGAACTTCTTCTTGTTCCTAATCTGTATCGTGGGTGTATTTTAGAATTTTATTTAAACAGTGGCGACACTTTTACTGACAAGGCCATGATTATTTCAAATACGGCTACTACAATTACAGTAGCAAATACTATTGATTCGGCAATTATGTCTTCGGCATCAAGTTACTACGGTGTTATTCAACATATTGGCGCACCTGTTCCAGCACCTAAAGATAGTTCCAACCCCCGACTTCTTTCCGATACTTGGATTGGACTTACAGACCAAGTTACAATTCCTTCTACCGCAATTGAAATGAAACAAATTGCACTTTCTTCGGGAACTCGAAATATGGCTTATCAATTTAAGGGTGCAGAAACTACCTCCGGTGGTTCTTTTTCCTTATCTGCAAATAACTTTTCATGGCTTTACTACGCATTAGGTTCAAAAGAAATTACCACAGTATCTAATCAAGGTTCGGTGACAATGGATTCGGATGATTTCTTTACTTCAACCGGTCTTACTGGAAATAATTTTATCTATGATTCTAATGTAAATACAGCAGGTTTTCACCGAACAATTGGTAATGTAGTATGCCCTCCATTAAATAAACAAAAGGGTATGGATGATACAGATATTAAAAGTGTTAATCTTACTCAAACCAATGGGGCAATTACAAATAAAATTACTTATACTTTTAGTGAAAATAATACAGCAGACCTACCTTCATTTGCTCTTGAATACACACTTAAAAAGCCAGCAAGTATGGCTACGGAAGAAGTTGATATTACTTCGACTACTGTTAACAGCGTAGCAAGAGATATTTCGGAAACAGTTTATTCTAAGATTTACCCCGGTTGTCAAGTTGAAAGTGTTAATCTTACAGCAGATGCCGGACAGGAAATGAAAATGACAGTTAATTTTAACTCAAAGAATACATTTACTGCACCAAACAATTATGTGACAGCAAACAAAACTACTGACCTTCAAGAATGGGTAAACTTTGGTTCTCCAGCAGGGGGGCAATCATCTATTAGCGAAGAACAATTACGACCTTTTTTCTTCTCCGATGGCACTATTGAAATGTTTGGACAAGAATATATACGCATCGAGAACATGACTTTGGACATTTCAAACAGCCTACAACCAAAGAGATTTATTGGTCGATATGATAAGAACAGCCAAACGCATATTCCGGGTCAAAGAGTATATAATCTCTCCTTTACAGGTTTAGTTACTGACAACCTTCTCTTTGAGGAACTGCGTAATAATGCTGCTACTTCTCTATCAGGAACTGACGGCAATCAAATTAAACTTACCTTTACTAAGGACACTACAACCAATGATGAAACATTGTCAATGGTTTTCAAGGACTACATGGTAACAAGTGCAGACTTCCCACTTACAAATGACAAAGGGCCGATTACAGTTAATTGGGCTATTCAACCTCTTGAGTTGCACTCATGCACTCATACAACAAATTGGATTATTCAAGGATAAGTTTAAAGACCAACCCTTGCGTAGTTATTAACAAGGTGAATACCTATGGATAAAAAGACAGTAAAAAATAAATCAGCCCTATTTGCGACAACAGAAAGCGTATTGCATTACATTCGTGTAGCCCCTGACAGTGATGAATACCTAAAGGTTTGGATTAAAGAACCTACTTTCCTGCAACTGGAGAAGGCACAGGCTAAACTTATTAATCTAAACTCACGCACACAGGACATTTCTCTCGAAATGGATACACTATTTCGTTACCTTTGGGAAGCATTCGTTGATAAAACAGAACCTCAACTTTCACCAGTAGAAGTTATACGATTAAACCCTTATGTCGGTAATCAAATTAAAGAAATCTTACCAGACCCGTTTGATTATGAGGGGGATGAAGATTTAAAAGAACCTACCGAACAGCCTTAAGTGGGGGGAAAATAGATTCTCCAGTAATCTCTTCTCGGATAACTTTATATATCTTGGCAAAGGAACTTAATATTAGTCCCGCCGAGGCATATCAAATGCCGTATTCTATGGTTCGGGATTTTATGGTTATGTTTTCTATCTCTAAAGAAGAAGAAGCGAAACAAATAGAGGCTACAAAGAATAAAATGAATAGGTGATTAAATGGATATGAACGCATTGAGAAGACAACTCGATTCATTTAATACAGATTTAGAAGATGTAAATAAATTACTATTAGAAACAGATGATGCTTCCGAAGGTTTAGTCCGAAAGATGAAGGAACTTTCTGGGATTGGTTCAAAGGGCGGTATTATAAGAAGTATTGTCACCCGTTTTTCGGTAGCAGTTCCCTCGTTATATAAATTAACTCAACAGGTTTCTTCATTATTATTAATATTTAGGTATGTTGATACTGCAAGAACTGAAAGTTTAAAAGAAGAGGCTAAGGTTGTAGAAAGTCTTAGGCGTAGAGAAGACATACAACGAAGGTTGTATAAATTAGAAAAGGTTCGTAGAACTGGAAATCTTACTGCACTTGAAAAAGAACAGTATTACAATGACGCTTCTATTAAAAATTTAATGAAGAGTATGTCTTTTAACGACGCACTATTAAAAACTCAAGAAAAAATGTCACTTATAAAAAATAAAATAGCAAAGGCTGATGATAAAATATTTAAAGCGGCAAGAAAAAGATATGTTCGAGATAATTACGGTGGTAATTTAACTGGTGGTAATTTATTAGGCAAGGCTTCAATTTTGATGGCTGATGAAGAATTAAAAGGTTTAGGACAAAGAAAAAGAGGACTTGGCGATGAAATGGTTAGTTTATTAGACCGAGAATTCACTTTGAAGGATGATATAGATTCGGGATATTTGACTGATTCTGGAAAAAAACAAGCAGAAAGGGATTTAAAGATAGTACAGGATTTAATTGCTGCCGTAGAAGATTCTATGCAACTTATACAGGATGATATGAAAATTGCCTATTCAAAAAGAGATGACTTAATAGAAAAAGAATCGGGTTCATTTAGAGTTAAGGGTAATGCAGGTAATAGGAAATTTGAGGACTTAACACCTTTTGAAAAGCAAATGGCAAAGTATGAAAAGTTGAAAGAAAAAGTTAATACTAAGTTTAACAAAGTAAAAGGTGGAATTGAAGGTTTTTTTAGTAAAGGTAATATGAAATTGATGGCGCAAAATGCTATGAAATTTGGGAAGATATTAATGTATGCTCTTGGTTTTATTTTAGTATTGGGTATTATCGTCTATATGTTAAGAAGAATAAGATTCTTTGAAAAGGCTGGAGAAATATTTTCAAAGATTAAAGAAAAATTAATTCCCCTTACGGAAATGTTCACAGAAAATATAGGAATTTTTATTACCGAAATAATGAATGTATTTGGTGCTATAAAGGATATTTTTGTAGGTTTATTTTCTGGAGATGGAGAAAAAATTTGGAAGGGCGGTGAAAGATTACTAAAAAGTTTATGGAAGGCCGTTAAAGCGTATGCTAAAGTTTTAGTAAGCGGTGGATTACTCGTGTTGGCTGGACTTGCTGGAACATATCTTACAGTTTTTGGAGGGTTATTATTAGGTGTGGGTGAAACTATAAAAGACGCAATTATAAATGCTATTAAAAGCCCATTTAAAACTTTTAAAAAAGGTATAAAAGGTTCAGTAAGTGGTGGCGCTTTAGGTGCAGTTGCTGGAGGTATATTGGGAAGTGTAATTCCGGGTGCTGGAACTGTTGCAGGTGCGACTGTCGGTGGAGTTATTGGTAGTACTATTGGTGGTTTTTCTGGAATGGCAGGAATGGCTTCAGGGGGAACTAATTTATTAGGAGGTGCTTATTTAGTAGGAGAAAATGGGCCTGAAACAGTTTTACTTCCCGGTGGAAGTTCAGTTATAAACAATACAAACACCCGTGGTTCTATGGGAAATACAGTAAATGTTTATGTTAATGGAAGAGTAGGTGCTTCCGAACAAGAGTTAAATCAACTTGCGGATAAAATAGGACAAAAGATTTCTATGCGTATGAATAGATTTTCACCAACAGGATTAAGAGGATGATAAAATGCCGGTAAGCACAAAGGACTTAATGACAAATGCAGGAAATACAGGTTATGGCTACGACCATGCAGTTTTTCTAAACTTTGCCTCCCGTGGAGATAACGGAGATGGTTCAATTACCAACCGTATTATGTTAAAAGCAGAAACAGTGGGAATATCTACTACGAGAAATGTAGCGCCAATTCCTATTCCCTTGTCGGGTTTAATTACAGGGGAATCTACTACGATGGCAATTGACATGGGTATCGCTAATAAGACATTCAATATATCGGGAATTATTACCGAGCAACATATTGTAAAACAGTATGATAACACTACAAAAAAATCCGTAGTTATGACAGCACCTGAAGTAGCGCAATTAATTCACGCATCCGTAGATTCTTCATTTGTGCAGAAACATCAAAATCTTACAGAACTTGTAATTCTTTACCCTTCCCGTGTAGGAGATGATTATGCTTATCATACAGGTGTGACTGAAACTACGAAATTAGAAGACCTACCTTTACTACCCTTCTCCTATCATTCAAGAAAATTAGATAGAGCAAATACTATCGGTGGCGGTTCTATGCCTTCTCCTTCTAATACTGAATTTGAAGGTATTACGGGATTTATTGAAAACTTTTCTACTGACTTTATTCCCGGCTCTCCGTTCCTTACATTTAACTTTTCCTTTAGACAAGCCTTTACTCCTCTCGGTTGATTACTATGCAGACAATATACTCGAAAGATAAGAAGTCATTGCAGTTCCCTGCAATGTGTGATGGGTATGTTAAGATTCAACATAAAGATGATAGTGGCAATGTGCCTTTACAAGAAGTTGGCATGTGGGGAAATAGTGGAGATTTTACAATTGAAATGCTTGTAACACCTTATGATGTAAATGGTAATGCAGCCGGAAATGTTTTTTATTCAAGTATTAAATCTTTATCAAGACACACAAAGGGGGCGACTTATTTACCCACTGCTAATAGACATGATGTTGAAATGATTTTATTTCATAACACAAATTTAAGTATTTCTTTGGTTAATACAACAACAGATGCTTTTAATCAACCTGCTGAATATGCGGTCAAATTTTCTATGACAATTGGAACTACTACAACTTCTATTACAAGTGATACAGTTATCAGTGCTACGAGGGTAGATGATAACTATTTAAATTCTCAGTCTTCGGGTTATGTCTATGATGGACATACACCAGTGGCACATATAAGTTCATTAACTGTAAATTCTATTAATACATCTACAAGAGTTATAACTCTTAGTGGAACTGCTTCGGGTTTCGGAATAGGTCAAACAATTTATACAAGTACAGGTCTATTAGTGGGAACTATTACAAATGTAAGTGGGGCAGATATTACAATGGATAGTATTTCTAATACCCCTTCGGGATATGTTTGTCAAGAACTTACTAAAGATTCAGCATATGTAGAAGTTCCTCACCATATAGCAGTTTCATACAGAAATTCTGGAAAAATGAGCGTTTTTTATAACGGTAATTTGGTTAAAGACGGAGTGCATGATGCAGGTGGTAATTTTGCTTTAGACCCCTCCGATGTTTATTTAGGTCAAAACCCTAATGCTGGTTCTTTTCAAACTATTAGAAAATCACAGTTTATGGGCGAGTTTCACGAAATATCTATGGTAAGTAAATATAAATCGGCGTTTAGAAGTATCAATAGTCTTATGCCAAATTACAGAGACTTACTTTTATATCTTGATTTTGAGGAGGCTAATTTAGATGGCTGACGATGTTTATGTATTTAACGAGGGTCAAGCAATCCCTACGGATTTTACTGCTACTCCAAGTGCAGGGACATTTAATCGTAATACATCTGTTAACCCTAATATTATTACAGAAGACGGAACAAATACAACCGCATTAGGAATACATTGTTATGAAATACATTCGGATTCAGCATCTTCTATGGGAAGTGGAACTGTAAGTTCAAGTAAAGTAAATAGACTATATCCACTAAATACAACAATAGAGAGTTATGCTGAAAATAAATTTGATAGCACTAATTATAGGGTTATCATAGACACTGATTCTGCTACCGGTTTAAAGGAAGGTTCGCATTTATTAGGAAGTAGTAGTTGCACAAGAGATTATTTTATTGTAATTTACGCAGACGATATTTACAAACATCATGTTGCTAAAATTACAGAACAGACACTTTATGAAGGGAACTTTTACAAGTTTGATTTTACTCCAAGTTTGAAGGAAAACATTTCTGCTGGAACAAAAGTAGCAATATATCAAGGCCCTCTTGAAACAGATAATGTTGTAGCCGTTGGTTATGGTCTGTTAAATGACCCTGACCCAAGTAGTGGAACAAATACTACTGATGAAAGACATGACAAATATGTAAATGTAAGCAGACCTACTTTTTACTTTTATGAAGGAGATAGTTTAGAACCCAATACAAAATATACAGTCTTAAAGACAAGCACTAATTCTACGGGGCCACAAGTTAGTGTTTTTAAAACAGCCCCTATTACCTCGGATAAATTATTAGACAAATCATTTTTTACACATACTGCGGTTATTGTAGATGTGAACAAGTCGAATGATGATGATGTTTCGCAACCTAAAGGTATTAATTCTTACACAGCGGTAGGTAGTAATTACACCTTCGCAAAAGAAACATACGCCCAATCTTCTCTAAATATCTATGATTCCGATTTAGGTTTTAATACTTATTTACAGTTTGTTGATTCACCTGAAAGAACACAATTACTTTCGACACCATACCATTTAAATACTTCTAAAACTGTCACTACGAGAGGTAATCAATTTGAGGCAAAGTATTATGATACTGAAAGAATACTTGAACATAAAATTCGTGACTATGAAGATATTAAAATTAAAGAAATTATCCATACCCAAAATGTTTCTACTATTCCAGAAAGCGCATTGCCCGGAGTTTTTAGTAGAAAGAGTAGCACTACGATAGAAGTTACAGGACTTTTAGTAGGACAAGATTTAAGAACATTATTATACGATGCTTCTACTGGTGTTTTTGAACCTTTCTTTGTGGATAACTATTATTATGAATGTGCTTATGCTGTAGCCACAGCAATTAGCGCACCTGTTGATGGTGTGCAAACAATAACTATTTCCAATTCAAGGGCCGTAACTTCAAACTTTTGGTCGGGTTCTGCATCAGTTCATACCTTTTCGGATAAAACAGCCTACCGTAAATTTTATTCAAGAGTTACCGGAACGATTTTAATAGGACATGAAATTGATACAGAATACGATGGCACTACAATTACAAGAAACGGGATTACATTAACTGAAAAGGAATCGGATATTTATAATTTAGAATATTCTATACAGGGAACAAATTACGGTAGAGTATTAAATGTAAGTAAGGGAGATAAAAATAATGGATATGTTACCTTAGTGAGCGAACCCAGTTCTTCATACTTTAGCACTTACACCAGTCCCTTAAGTGGTAATTTAATAGTATCTAAAACTGTTTTTGAAGGAAAGGTGGAGTCAAAGGAAACAAGTGTGGAATCGACAGGTGCTTTTAAATTATCAATAAGTGGTAGAGATGAGATAGCGACACTTTTAAATACGCCCGTTAATCGCAATTATACTTACTCTCAAGAATACATCTATTCAACTTTTAACCCTTATAATACTAATTACACAGACACGGGGGAAGATGTTTCTTCTATTTCGGGTGCAGTAATTACTGCAACTAATACTGTTACAGGTCTCGTTTTTGGTGATGTTCTTTATTGTAAATCCGGAGGTAGTTCACAATCAACCGGTGATTATTACTATCTTTTAGGAGTGGTAAAATCTGTTTCTGGTGCAAATATTACATTAGTCAAAGATTGCTATTTTACTACACCCGATAGTCTTTATACTGGGGAAGATACGGTAGTAGGAACAACTATTTTTAAAGCAAACAGAACTCTTTTGGCAGGTAAAACTTTAGAAACCTCTTTAAGAACAAACCAAAGGGCTACTACATTAATTGGGACCGCAGATAAAGGTGCGGTATTTACAGATGGAAAATATTTTAATTACGGACTCCTTAATTCGAGTGATGATTCAAGTCAATATTCCGATACAGAAAGATTAACTGCTTTAGGTAGTGGAGGAAATACAAATGGTATTGATATTGATAACTTATTAAATACCGTAAATACCTCTACGATATATTTTGATTCACCGGTGGGTTTTGATTTTGAACACCATACTATTTCTTCTATGGTAGATTTTCCTATTTTAAATTCAGTGGATTTAAAAAATGGGCTTACACAATATGAAATAGGGTATGTTTCCCCAATTGTTTTGGGTAGGATAGAAACAACAAATATTAATGATGATTTTATAGATACGGAATTACTTTCCCAAAATTTAAGAAAGGGTCATAATATTCATTTAATTAACGGACAAGGAATGAGGCTCGGTGGATATTTACATCTATTAAATAACGAATTAAATGCAGATAAATCACCAAAGACATTTAATAATATTTTTCAAGATGATTCGGCATTTGGGTCAACTAAAAAGAGTCAATATGCTACAAGGTTTAATACACCCATATGGAGATATTCTAATTTAAGTAAATCTAAATTATTAAGAAGAAGGACACATGGAATAAGTATTTCTGGAACATCAGGAGTTCATAGTAATAATAATCATTACGAAAAACCAAGTAATTATAATTTTTATGCTTCGGGCTATAAAGCAAACTCGACTACTATTCCGCTTGCCGATTACCATGCAGACGATACACTTTCTTATAGAAAAGAGTTACCTATTGAGGGAACAGGGGTAGACCCCGTAGTTGGTGCTAAGTCGTATTTAATGACCCGTTATCCCGAATTTTATCATAACAGTATTTTTAATTATGGTAGAATTTCAAAGGGTCCAGCACTCCTAATTGGTTCTCCTTCATTTAGATATGAACTTAATTGGGGTATGTATGATAATTATTCAGGACCCCTTCATATATTTTCAGTAGGAGATATTTACCCCGAAAGTAAAAAGAATGTAAATAATATAGGGTTCACGGAAACCGCAACAGTGAATGGCATTTCGCAAACATATAGCAGAAATTTAGAAGACTATTCGGTAGTTTTTAAAGGTGAAGAAAAGGGTTCGGAAAAAACTATTGTGCATGAAAATTGGCAGGGTAAGACTACCATAAAGAATAGACTTGATGATGATTATTTTTACAGAACTATACAAAGTACAACGGGAGATTTAAGAAGGGCAAATTTATTAAGATTAACGGAAGTCACTTATGATTACTTATTTAATGAAGTCGATTTTGAAAATTATAAGATGAATAATTTTGGAACTGAAGAAACAAAATTAATACATAGGGGACATGATGGAACTACACAAAAAACATATTTAGTTAAATCATTTCCCGAAAGTGGATTTAGCCCCATACATATTACCTTAGCAGCAGATATTCCAACCGCAACCGATGGCAATAGAAGAACTATTACTGTTAATGATGTAAGATTCTATAATGCAAGTTATAATTATTATTTATATACCGACCCCCATAGTAATGATACACAAGCATTAGAAACAGGAGGTATGCCTCAGTTTATCGGAAAGGTAGCAAGTGTTAATACCAGTACAGATGTTGTCACATTTGGTACAGATTACTCTACATCTGTTCAAGGTTATTCAAGTGGAGAAAAACTTTATGTTATCGTCAGTCCTCTTGATTTAACCACTCCAAGTATTTATTCAAATAATTATTATATTAACGCAGGGTTTGATAATCAACTTGCTCATACTATACAAAGTTTGACAAATGGTTTAACTTTAGATGATAACACCACTTATAATTATAATAAAGCATTGGCTATTACATCATATGGTGATGGTTTAGGAGATGATGATATTGGGTCAGATGTTTTAGATGGCGACGGTAATGCTTTAACAGGGGATATTTCAAATTCAAATAAAAAACCTTTGGATAGTATGAGTACAGAGAATTTAAATGCAATCTTACTTCCTAATCCATATAACATAGAAACATATAAAACTACATCATTTGGTACAAATCAAATGTTTTTGTGGAAAACAGATGCTAATTTTAATGGAAATACTGTCACAATTAGCGGTGCATCGCTTCTTGATTACTTTAGAGATACAGTAGGAGAAGTAGTAGGGGCAAGTTTTCTTACAAATATTTCTAATTCTTTTGGCTCTACACCAGAATATAATATAGGGTCAACTGTTTCCTTTTCAATTTCAGGTGGTTTTAGTCGAATAACAAAAAATTCTGGAAGTGGCGGTGATTGGACCAGTTCTCGAATAGTAGCAGGTAATTATATAAACATTACAGGTGCTACGAATGCCGCTAATAATGGGGAGTTTTTGGTTTTATCAGTGCCTAATATTAATACAATTTATATTGATAACCCTAATTTAGTCGTAGATAATTTTAACGCTATCACTTGGTCTAAATCAGTTTTCACTGAAGATACAGTAATAGAAATTTCAAATGTAGGTGTGGGATATGATGGTAATTATAAAATTGCTACTTTGACTAATACTCAATTTACTTTAGATACGGATAAGTCAGGAACTGCGGCAGCATTTGGGGCAAGTGCAGATAAAACAGATGTAATTATTAAACTATATCAATCTACGGGTTCAAATTCAAAAACTTTAGACACTATTATACCTCATAGAATTTTACAGGACACTCTTCGTGATGATACAGTAGATACAAGTTTTGGATTTGATTATACAGGAACAAAATTAATAATTGCTGGTATTTGGTCTGGAAATGCAAGAGCAGTTTCACCAAGTATTACAGCAAATATATCGGGAGCAATGTATGACTTTGAACCAAAGAGAGTTATTTATAGAGATGTAAACATAGTAGGAAAACAGTTTGCCTCATCAGCAAATGTCCGAATAGACGGAGTTTCTCATACTTTTAATAGAGGTAAATTTTTAGACTATGGTTATGATGGAGATGATAACGGTTTAGGTATTTTACAAAGAAATGAAGATACGGGTGGAGATGATTTTGCGGGTGTCACACCTGTTGAGATTTTATTTAAACCCTACATTGATGTATCGGATTTTATAGTTCACGGAACCGCACTTGATGATTCACTGACAAGTTCCGAAAGAGTTCTTTCTATTACAATTAATCATTTAAATATGGGTAGGGGACAAACCCCAACTGATAATCACTGGATTCATTATTCAAATAATTTAACTGGGTATTACCTAAAGGGGGAAAAATTACATAAGATTATTTCACACACCGTATCTAAAGATACTACCACCTTTATTCATTATCTTAAAATAGACAATGCTTCGGGAATAACAGTAAGCAGTAATGGAACCACTAATTCTACTGATACAGATGAATTAACATTGTTAAAAATAAATCAAATTTGCACATATGATTTTTCACCAAGGGAAATAGAACTTAATACATTATCAACTTTATATACAAGAAAACCCAGTACGAATCAAATGCTCGAAACAATAGCATCTGCAACACATTTTACTGGGGATAATGTGTCAAAGGGTAATGTTAAGAACGAAGGGGTTCGCTCTATGTATTGTCTCATTGAACCCGATGGCGGGGGAGGAGATTATTTAGTTCCGAGAGCAGATGCTGATATGTCTTATACAAATAGTTTTAATGACGGAACACATAGAATTTTAATGACAGATGGTGTAAATAGTCTTGAAACTGAAATGTTTGTAAGAGAATCTACTGATAAAATAGAATTTTTAAATATGAAAAAGATGGTAGGTTCACCTTCTATTGGAAGTATATTTACTATTACGGTAAATCAAAACCCGTCTTTTAGCCCTAAATCTTTATCTATATGTTCACCTTTTAACATTAGTCTTGATTCCGAAGATATTGTTGACGATATATTAACTTCCAAAGGAATTTCTTATACAAAAGACACAAGCACTGATAATTACTATATCGGTTCTAATTTTACAGGTGAAAATGCTTATGCTGCAATTAATAATGTATTGTCGTTTAAGAAAAAGAAATTAACCATAGATGGTAATACTATACGGGTAGTTTCAAATGAAGAAGAAAAAGAATATAGAAGTATTGAATTTAATGAAGAAGATAATATCCATAAAATTTCGAGCATTAAAAAAGATAAATCATTATACGATAACTTTAACGAAGTAGTGGTATTTGGTGACGGCGTAAAGGGAACTGCTAAAAATTACAGAGAAATTAAAAAACGAGGTTCAAAAACTAAGGAGGTATATGATTTTTCATTAGTCACTAATACACAAGTATCAGAAAAGGCCCAACAACTTTTAAAATTCTACACAAGCCTACAATCTGCAATACAAATAGAAGTCGGTGATAAGATACCACTACTGCAACCCGGAAATATCGTATCAGTTTATTACCCCTCGGAGGGAATATTTAGAAACGACTATATGGTTATTGAGATTGAAAAGACTATTGGAATGCCGACCAAGTTATTACTCGGAGAATATAACCGTGACTTAGCAAATACCTTTACAATGTTAATTTCGGAAACACGCAATTTACAAGGTAGGGCAAAGCAAAAAGTTTATACGAGTGTGACCTCTCCTAATATTGATATACAGTCACTACGAGTTAAGTTTGTTAAGGCGACAATAACTAAGACTAATTCAACTGCGACAGAATTAGGATTTACATACACATTAGGATTCAATACGGGGATGGGACTATGATAACAGCAGAAGGAAAAACAAATTTAAGAGACCATATTATCTCAACCTTTACACACTTTCAGGTGGGAACAGGTGGGGATTCAACAAATCCTAATGCGGGAGATTTAGATTCACCTTTAGGTTTAAAGGCTACAATTTCAAGTGCAAGTGGACAAGTCATTTCAAGTGGAGAAACTTCAATTGATTTTTCATTTACTATATTGGGTTCTGCGTATGTTGGTAATACAATTAAGGAAGTAGGCATATTTGATTCGGGGAATACTTTATTAGTTCGAGTTAATTATGATGGAATAGGACCACTTACAAGTTCGGATGAAGTAGAGTTTATAATTACGGTGGAGGTAGATTAATGGTAGCAAATGCAGGAAAAATAACAACGATGGGTGGAACTACTGGATTAGTGGACCAAACGGATAAAATGCACACGGGAATTTTAAAAGCATTAGAAGCGTATAACAAAGAAGATATTTGTATCAGTCATGCAGGTTTTACTATTACAGACGGAGGGGCTTATACTCAATATAATTTACTGCAACCAATTCAGTTTAGAACGCGAGGGCAATTTAAACTATATGAGACTAATATTTCTGTAACCTATGATACTACTACAACGACAGCAAAACCAACTGCGACTCAAACACAACACCCTAATTATACTCGCTATGATTTGATTTCTATGACTCCTGCTGATACACCTACTTTGGTAATTACATTAGGAACTTTAAATGGTGCTAATGGCTTAGTTCCTGACCTACCCGCAGGTAATATTCCTATTGCATTAATTGAAGTTACGGCAGGAACAGACCCTGATAAGATTGATTATAATTTACAATTATATACATTAGATTTAAACGCCGATGTTTATTTAGGAAAATTTAAAATTAAAGGCGACCAAACAGTGGGGGCTGGACAAGATGGATATGTTTTGACTTATGACAATTCTGATGGAAAGGTCTCATTAGCAGAAGCGGCAGGAGGTAGTTTAGATATTGATGGTTATTCAGCATTAGGAGGAACTGGCCTACACCAAACACAAGACCATTTTGTATTTTCCGATAATGGAACAGAAAAGAAAATTACATTTTCTAATTTAGAAGATGCCGTATTTGGAAATGTTTCGGGAGATATAGCAATTGCGGCTGGAGGTGCGGCTACAATACAAGCAAACAGCGTTGCATTAGGAACAGATACAACAGGAAATTATATGACGAATGTTTCTGCTGGAACGGGAATAGATGTGACCCATACTCCGGCTGAGGGTTCAACGGCTACTGTTGCAGTAGATGTTTCGGACTTTATGACTAATGGTGCTAATAATAGAATAGTTACTGCTACAAGCGCAGATGCGATGAATGCAGAAGCAAATGCTACTTTTGATGGTTCTACATTAGCAATCACAGGTGCTATTACTGCAACTACAACAATTACAGGTGCTACAACTACGGGAACAACAAGTTTAGTCACAAATGGATTATTACAACAACAACCAGAAGCCTTAGATATGAGTACATCACCAGTGATGTCAGGAACTAAAAGTATTGTTTATGTTTTTGATATATCGGGTACAGGGCCACCGAATCAAGTTGAATTGCCAAACCCTACTGCAAATCCTAATGCAGTATTTACAATTCGTAATTTTGGTTCAAATCCAATAACAATTGTTGTAGCGGGTGGTGCGCCTATTGACGGCAATATATTAACGGGTACTGGTGCAACCCATCACGCTTTAATTACTACCCCCAATCAAATTGATTTACCGGTAGGACAACATGTGACAGTTCAAGCAGTAGATGATTCGATAACGCCATTAATAACGGGTTATTATATCATAGGAAACTGATGTAATGGAAAAATATTAAATAGTCGTTATTAGTTCGTTTATAATAGTGGTAGCCATGTCGGATTTAGATGAAGTCCTTGAAAGAGATTCGGATGGTAAGATTAATTGGCTTGTCTCGAAAGTGAATGACATTGATACACGAGTTCACACTATTGAAACAAACCATTTATTTCACATGGAAAAGGACATGGCTATGCTACGAAAAGGAGTTTATATTCTTGCCGCAATCGGTATTACATATTTAACAGGGGTGCAATTAATATGACATGGGAAGCAATTCTAAAAGGCGTAAAGGTTCGACCAAAGCATTTAGATTTATTGGTTGAGTTTATTGAAATGCTGCAAGAGCCTGTAAAGCCTACCGAGTTTATTTCTTTTATGGATGAAAGAAACTTGTCAAATGTTCCTTCAGCGGGTCCAGTAAAAGTAGCCGCAAAAAAAGACAATAGATTTAATTTTCACGGCACAGGTAGAGATTTAAAAATAGGACTTGAAGGAGTCCACCAAGTATTAGGGGATGAATAAAATGAATAAAAATAAAGACACATTTAATGACCGAATGGTAAAGCGAACAGTATTGCCAGCAATTTATCTATGGCTTCTTGCCGCAGGTTCAGTAGTGGCTATGGGTATTTTGAAACCCGATGTAGTATTGAATAATCTTGATGGATTTATTGCTCTTATCGCAATTATCGGAGGAACAGCCGCACCTGCCCTTTCAACAGTTTTGCGTATGTGGGAATCGGAACAGACTATTGAGATTGATAATATGGGTGTTGAAATGGAACACGAGCGTGACCGTGATGCACTAAAGAAGCAACACTTAATTGACTTAGAAAAAATTCAACAGAAGCACGAACATGCTTTATCTACCGCCGCTCAAGAACATCAGCATATTGTTGAAAAGCATAAAGAGACTATTGTTAAACTTACACCTATCCATAAGATGGGCGAAGATACTGAGGAATGAATATGTGGCGAGATACTTTAAAAAAGGATGCTGAAACATATTTTAAAGAAAAAATTGCTGAGTATGAGCGCAGGTTAAAAAGAGACCCGAATGACGACAAGGCTAAAGATGCCTTGAAATATTATAAAGAACAATTAGGTGAAGAAGAATGACTCGTTGTAATTATTTAGATGCTTGGTTTGATGAACAATCAAAGATAGTAGATAAAGAAGAAAAGAAAACTAAAAAAGATTTTGTCACTGGTGAAAAGAAATGAGTTGGGAGAACATTCTAAAATACAATCGAGAGCATTATGTTCGTGCAGGTCGTAAGCATAATGACCCTGAAACAATTAGTGTTCATCAAAGAATTTTAGAAATAGTTAATGACAATAATATTCCAAGAAGAGAATTAGGTCAACGAATAAAAGATATTTTAGAAGAGGAATAACTTTAGGCTAAAAAATGAAATCGAAAAATTTGCATAAAAAAAAGCCCCGACCCCCTACGGGGCCGAGGCCAAAAAAAGTATTTTTCTCACTGTTATTAACAGGTCATTTTTTTAGTTTGAAACTCAATTACCACTCTAAATCAATTTTTACCAACTCTCCTAAGTCTTCATCGAAGAAACTTAGATTACCATTTTCTACTCCCATTTTCCACACATCTAAAGTAAGTTGAGAATCTTTTAGACAATACTTTGCCACATCTTCATACTTACCTTCATTCCACCATCGGACAGCCATAAGTCCGTCACCGGACTTTTGTGAATTAAGATTACACTTAGCGAGATTATCCAATTGAACTCGCTTACCTGCCGCCTTTGTCATCATTCTTGATGTATCAATACAGCGTGTTTCTTTCTCTTCGAGATACTTACGGACAATATAA